AAAGATGCAGCAGAAAATAGATTATCTAAATTAGATAAATCTTATGTAAGTGAATTCGAAAACAGAGTTACGACTAGTATGGCAGCAGCTAAACTAGCTCTTAAAAATGCAATTGAATCACAGGATGTTGAAGCACAAATAGCAGCCCAAGAACAGTTAGCAAATTTAACTGTTGAATCTGCTAGAGTTAATGCTTTAAAAGCAGTTGACAGAGAAAAACCTTCTAAAGAAAAAGAAGTTAATATTACTCCTCAACAACAACAAACACCTATTACTGACCCTAAAGCTGAAGAGTGGGCTTCTAGAAATGGTTGGTTTGGTAATGATTCTGCAATGACTTATACCGCTTTTGATATCCATAAAACATTGGTAGAAAAAGAAGGTTATGATCCAAAGACTGACGAATATTATGAGGAAGTTGATAAAAGAATAAGACTTGAATTCCCTCATAAATTTGATAAGATAGAAGGTCAAACTACAGAAAGAGCAAAACCTGCTCAAAATGTAGCATCAGCTAAACGTTCTAGCTCAACAGGACGCAGAAAAACTGTGAAACTCTCGCCATCACAGGTAGCAATTGCTAAAAGAATAGGCGTGCCACTCGAAGAATATGCGAAACAATTAAATATCACGGAAGGAGCATAAGCATATGGAAAATGAAAAAGTAAAAACCTCTCGTGCGAGTCAAACAAGAGTAAAGGCAGAAGCCCCAAAAACTTGGACTCCACCCTCATCACTCGATGCACCACCTGCACCTGATGGATTCAGGCACAGATGGATTAGAGTTGAAGTCCTTGGTTTCGATGACACAAAAAATATGTCAGGAAAACTAAGAGAAGGATGGGAGTTAGTGAGAGCTGACGAATATCCAGACCAAAGCTATCCATCTTTAACAACAGGAAAATACGCTGGTGTTATCGGAGTAGGAGGCCTAGTGCTGGCTAGGTTACCAGAAGAAATCGCGAAATCTCGTGAAGCTTATTTTAAAAAGCAAACTAAAGAACGAGACGATGCAATTAACAACGATATTCTTAAGGAACAGCACCCAAGTATGCCGATCAATAGTGAAAGGCAGACTCGTGTAACTTTTGGTGGTTCAAAGAAATAATTTTTTAGTAATTTCTACCAACAAAATAAATAAACCGTACTGGAGGCCCTTCGGGGCAGGTACACTTAAGAAAAGGAAACAACTATGGCTAATGATAGTACAGCTGGATACGGATGTAGAGCAGTAATGACTGTAGGTTCAACACCTGCAACTTCTGGTCAATCCGAATACAAGCTATATGACGCAGGTGGCGGTGCTTTCAATACTATTTTCAAAGGTGACCCAGTTTCTCTAAATGATGGAACTTCGGTTGCAGGCGAAAAAGGGTATTTACAAGATGCTACTTACGATTCAACAGACGACAGTAATAGTGGTGGAGCAGGTTGGCAAAACACTGATCCCCTATTAGTAGGAGTCTTTAATGGTGGATTCTGGATTGATTCAGGAACATCAAAGCCAACATGGAGTAACTCAGTACCAAGTGGAACAAACTTTGGAACTGACTACAACACTGGTTCAAGCGACGGAATAGGTTTTGTATTGGACAATCCTAATCAGGAATTCAATATGAGAGCTAACGCAGCTTGGCAGCAAAATGATGTTGGTCTTAACTATAACACAGGTGATAACGGAGCTACTGGTATCAGTGGTATGTCTGACGAAAGATTGAGTATTGCAACTGTTGCAACTACTTCAATGTTTACTCTTGTCAGAGGTGCAAATATACCGGGACAAAACGATTATACAGCAGCAGGCAGTGATGTCGTTGTTACAATCGCAGCTGGTTCTCACTTGTACAACTAATAGCGAATAAGGAGATAAATAACTATGGCTATATCAAGAGCACAACTCGTTAAAGAGTTGGAACCTGGTTTGAATGCTTTATTCGGACTAGAGTATAAACAATATGCTAACGAAGCAGCAGAAATTTTTGATTCAGAATCTTCAGACAGAGCGTTTGAAGAAGAAGTAATGTTATCTGGATTCGGAAATGCTTCTGTTAAACCTGAAGGTCAAGGTGTGTCTTACGACGATGCGCAAGAAACTTTCACAGCTCGTTACACAAACGAAACAATTGCTTTAGCATTCGCGATCACTGAAGAAGCGATCGAGGATAACTTGTATGACAGACTTGC